GGCCATCGTGCCGCCGATCGCGAACAGGGGCATGGCGCAGGCCAGCCAGAACGCGAACGCGAGCACGCCGCCCGTCTGCGGCAGTTGGGTCAGGTTCGCGACGTTCTTCACCTGCACCGTGTTGTTGTCCAGCCTGCTGGTCAGGTTCGGCACGGTGCCGGTGCCCCTGTACTGGATGCTGGTGCCCGCGTCGTCGATGGTGACGGTGAACGTCGGCTTCGCGTAGCTGGCGTAGCCGGCCGGCTCCTTCGTTTCGACGACCGTGTACGTGCCGTAGCCGAGGCCCTTGAACCGGATGAGGCCCCTCTGGCTCGCGTCGTCCCTGTTGTCGACCGTCCCGTCATGGTTCGTGTCGCCGGTCACGAACACGGTGGCGGAACCCTGGTTGGCCGCATCCGACCATTTGCCGGTGTTCCAGTCGAGATTCATCCACTTGCCGTCGCGCTGGATCTGGAACCGGGCGCCGTCGAGCAGCGTGTTCACGTTGCCCGCGTCCACCTTCCGCAGGGCGAAGTCGTAGGCCTTGATGTCGGCCTTGTCCTGGTCGGTGATGGTCGTGAAGCGGACGCCGTCGGTGAACGTGCCGTACGTGTGGACGGTGTTGTTCGCCGGGTCGGTGATGCTGGCCTTGTCGACGGTCATCTTGTAGGTGATGACGATCGTCCTGTTGGAGTATTTGTCGAGAAGGTTCCTGCCGTCGATGCCCCAGCCGCCTGCGGGGATGGCGAGATCCGGGTCGGCGGGCTTGTTGTCCGCGGTCTTCAGGGACAGGTCGCCGGGGATGCTTTTCGCGTTGTTCTGCGTGGTCCCGTCGTAGACGATCGCGTCGGCCGTGATGTCGGTCCGCGGCGCGTTCTTCAGCCGGACGCTCAGCGAGCCCTTCACGTACGTCTGGCCCTTCGGCTGGTCGACGAGTTTGAACTTGACCGCGCCGGCGGCCTGCTTGTTCGGCACGGTCACCTCGACCGTGTTTGTGACGGTGTCGCCGACGGTCACGCCGACCGGATCGTTGGTGGTACCGTCCTTGCCGACCGTCGCGCCGTTGCGCTGCACCTGGACCTTCTTGTCGACCCTCATGCTCTTCGACTTGACGACCGCGGTGCCGAGCGTACGCCACTGCGGGTCCTTCGCGTCGTTCTTCATGATGTTCGCGTTGCCGGATTTCGTGCCGATCATGATCGGGTTGCCCGCGGAATCGGTGATGTAGTAGAGGCCTTCGGCCGGCACGTTGATCGTCAGCGTGGACTGGGTGGTCGTCAGGTTCGCGCCGCCCTGGATGGCGGCCGGCTTCCGAGTGGACTGGGACAGGGCCTTGCTGATGTTGCGCAATTGCCTGGTCTGGGAGTCCATCTTGATGTTGGCGATGTTGCCCGCGTCGTCGTAGCCGTACACCTTGGCGATGTCGTCGTACGTGCCCGGATCGTATGCGTTGGCGATGCTGATCGCGTCGGCCGCCCACGCGTTCGACGCCGTGGTGCCGCGCACGCCGAGACTGCTGATCTGCGTGCCGTTCAGGATCTGGTCCGTGTACGTGCCGATCTGGTACACGTTGAACGTGTGGCCGGCCAGCGAATTGCCGTCCGCCCCGTTCAGGGTGATGGTCGCGCCCGCCGCCATAGCAGAGGGGGCTACGGCCAATCCTGCGAGCAGCATGGCCGCCGCGCAAATCGATGCCGTGACTCCAAGATTCTTGCGTATCATCGTTCTTCCTCGTTTCCTATTGATTTTTTGCATAGGCGATTGACTGGTTAGAACTCCATGTCAATTCCGGCTATCGGTTTTTATCCTACGTGTAGAGTTCCGTGAATTATGAAATTTTTTCCGTGATTATTGAAAATAAGAAAAGGCTTTCAGATATTCGCTGGACATCCGAAAGCCTTTGTGTTTTTTTGATGCTCCCGTGATAGAGACGCTTTGCAGGAGAGTTCCCCACGGGAGCACCAAGCCTTTGAAAAGTGGGGGGCGAAGCTTTTCATCGCCCCATAAGTCACTCGGACTTCGATGCCTCGTCCGGCTGAGTGCCGGTCGGATCCTCGGGGCCTTCGCCGTCATCACTGGACTTTGGCTTACGCACGGTGGCGAAGATTCCGATCACACCGCCGAGGACGATGAGGATGCCGACAATCCAGGAGAGCACGCTGGCTCCGACACCGGTCTCAGCCAAGCCCATGGCGCTGTTGCCGTCACCGCCGAGCAGCTTCTTGGTGACATGCACCTTATAGACGGCTTTCTCCAATCCGTCTCCACTGGTTACGGTGATGACCGCGTCGGGCCCGTTCTTCTCGGTGCTGACGGACATGCCGGTGGTCTTGTCGTACTGGGGGCTGATCATCCATTCGTTCGGGTCGTTCACTGCAGCCGTATATTCACGTTTAGCTGGGTCAAAACCGTTGACGGAGGTGCCATCAACGAGGATGCCGGTCAGTTGCGCCAAATGGGTGGGTTGGGTGATGTAGGTGACCTTGTACGTATGCTGGGCGAATGCGTAGCCGTCTTGGGCGAGCACATTGACCGTGTACGTGTAGGTCATGCCCTCGTGAGAGACGGTGACGGTGGCGGATTGATCGTTCTTCGGTTCGTAGGCGAATGCGCCGCCTTCCGGAATCTCATAAGTGTCCTTGTCCACCTTGACATACTTGCCGTCCTTGCCGACGTATCCGTGGGATGTAAGATCCGTGTCCTGCGGAGTCTTCACATCCTCGGATGGATCCTGCTTCGCGGGATCGTTCGGTTTGAACTCGGTCACTGCGGTTTTGACTGGACGTGTGACGGTGAGCGAATATGTGCGGCTCATGCCCGAAGCGGTATCGGTGACGATCCATTCCTGTTTCGTGGATTGGGCGTTTTGTGTAACGTTGCCGCCTTTGATTGTCACGCCTTCCGGCGCTTCAGGCAAGACATATGGGCTGGGGTCCTTCTCACCCAAGGCGAGCACATAGTCGAGACGGTTCGGGTTCCAGTTGTCAATGAGCTGGCCCTTCGTGTTCTCGCCTGTGCGATTCACGTAGATTCCGGACAGTTTCGCCGGTGAATCCGCTTGGATGTCGGAGGTTTGGAATTTCACGTTCACCTTGTATTCGACACCGTTGACGGTGACTTTCAACACTCGGGATGCACCCTCGCCTAGGGCGATGGTCGGAGTCCCGGCCTCGGAGTCCACGCCGCGGGTGAGTCCGAGCGTGTAGCTGTCACCGGTCGCACTGGCAGGAAGGGTGAGCGTGTATTCATGCACGTCCGGACTGAATTTCTGATCGAAATCCTTGGTGCCGTCATAGACGGTGGTTTGGCCTTTGGCATCGGTACGGGTGACGGTCAAACCAGTGAAGCTCTTATCCTGGGCACGGTCGGCGGTGGCGATGATATGGAAGGGAACTTCCATGGTCTTGCCGCTACCGGGGTCGGTGACCTTCACTGTGCCGTCGGCTGTTCCGACACGACGTACGAATTTGCTGGTGGCCCCGTCCACGGTCTTGTCTTCGACGGTGACATCGGGCTTGCCGTTCTCGTCTTTCGCCCAATTGATATCGGCAGTGGCGACATCCTTCTCTCCGTCGGTCAGAACGATTTGCTTGGAATCGTCCGTGGGCTCGTTGTCCGGACCGAGGTTAAGGGTCGAGACTTTCGTATAATACGTTTTCCCGTTGGTCCCCTTGAGCAGGTTCCTGCGGCTGCCTTTGATGGTCAGCGCCGTGCCACCAGTGTATGCGAAGGTTCTCTCCGCATGGAAGGCCGGGGTTGGCGTCTTGGGGTCGGCGGCCTTGTCATAGGTGACGCTGCCTTCCACGTCCACTTGTCCGAGCTTGGAGGAGGGGTCGGCCTTGCTGACCGTGATGGAGCCGGGCATGTCGAACTTGCTGGATCCGTCGACGGTGATCTTGTCCTGCGGGTAGGAGCTGCCCTTGTCGAGGGTCACTTGTTCGACGCCTTTATTGTCAAGCGTGAACGTGTAGTCTTTCCCATCGACCGTGGTGTTCCAGACGTGGGAGCGTACCGCTCGCTTGGTGAACTGAACAACCCACGTCTTGTCGATTCCTGCGCCGACGTTGGTCAGATTGATGGTGTCCTGTGAGGTGCCCTGACGGTACAGCGTGTAGGTTCCATTGCTGGTGTCCGTCGAGAGGTCGCCCCAGTCGAAGCCGAGAACCTTGTCGTTGAATTTGAAGGTGTCGGTCGGATTGTTGTCGTCAGGCAGCTTGGTGGTTCCCAGATTGATGGGTTCACCTTCGGTGATGTCCTTGCCGGCATATTGGACTGGTTGTCCGAATTTCTGCGAGTATTTGCCGATGTTGACGGTGAATGTCGGTGATACCGCCGTGGCCCTGCCCGTGTAGGTTGCGGAACCGGATTTCTTCACCACGCCGACCACGCTCGTGTCGTCCGGCGCGTCGTTCCTTTGCAGATTCAAGGTGGCGACCTGCTTGGCGTCCTGGTCGAGCACGACGAGCTTGCTGGCCGGCATCTGGTCGATGGAGTCCACGTTTGCGGAGTAATTGCCGTCAGCGTCTTTTGTGAAGGAGACTTGCTCTCCGGCTACCGTCGCCGTGTATTCGATTCCCGTGTCCGGTGTGGTCTGGTTGTCGCTGCCGGTGCTTCCTCCGGCTGTTGGCTCGTCGGCCAATGCGGTGATGGCGGTGGCGCCTGCCATGCCGAACGTGAGCGCCGCTACGGTTGCGGCGGTGCCGGCTTTGCGCAATCCGGCATGCTTGCTTGTGGACATATCGAGTTTTTCTCCTTTTCGAGGTTTTCTCAAACACAGCCCACTGTAGCCGATGATTTCGCAATTAACGCCGGTTTTTTCGTAAAATACATTTTTTTTTGAATGATGAAGCCGCTCGTTTCGACAAGCGGCTTCATCAGGTTCGAACGGCACTCACCGCCAACCCGTGATTTCGGAATACGCCTAGCGTTCTTCGGAATCAGCGTCCCACCCGAGAAGCTTCAACGCATCCACAGCATGATCCGCGGCGCATTCCAGATCCTTGAATGTCTTGCGAACCAATTCATTGACCTGCGGATCAGCGAAATACTTTGAGTCGAGAATGATGCGAGCCAGTTCGGCACTGTTCACGGTGTTGTCGTGAACCAATCCCAGCAGGTCACGCTTCTGGGTTTCGCCCAACGGCTCATCGGCCACGGACAGGGGAATCTCCTCCCCCAGTTCGCTGTCATCGATGGACTCGTATGCGAAGCCGGCCGGCGGCTCCGGCAGTTCCGTATGGATGCTGTTCTGATTTTCAATGGTGGTATCGGCCATTTTTTCTCCAATCATGATTCCGCGCAATGGCGGAACGGTTTTTTCTATTTGCGGTTGTTGGTGAAGAGCTCTTCGGGACTATGAACGGCTGCCGCCAATGAGGCCGGCCGGGCGGAATCAGGTTGTCGCGGTGACCGTTTCGACGGCAAGGCTTTGTTTTCCGTATGAGGGCGTGCGGCGATCATGGGCTTCTCGGACAATTCCAACGCTTTGGCTATCGCCTGTTGAGGGGTGCGTCCGTTGCGCAACGCCTTGAATAGGGTCCGGCGGAACTGCCATGCGGCGTCCGGGTCGTCGATACGGTTTGTTTCCAACAGTTTGGTGACTTCGGCTTCGGTGGGCAGTCCGGCACGATGGTGTCGGCTGACGATACGGTTCACGTCGCCGGCCATCATCCACCGTCCGTTTTCCGGCGGGTTCGCGTAATACTCGTTGACGGCGGCGATGGCCATGGGCAGCGTCACGTACGGTTTGATCTCGTCGCAGAAGCACGTGACCTGTAGCTCGTTGACCTGCGCGAACCCGTGGTGCGTCATGATGCGCGTCAGCACCAGCAGTGCTTCGTCTCTGCTCATAGTTCAGCCTCCAAGGGTATTTCTGGTTTTCCGTACTTGGCTTCATGCTCGAGCCGCTGCGCGTGCGCTTCCCTGATACGCCGCTCGTACTCCTCGTAGTTCGCCTGCATCTTGCTGACGGGGCGCAGCTTCTCCGGGTTCAACGCGACGTTGTTGGGGTCGCGTCCGTTCTGGATGCTGATAATGTCTTTCTCGACCCAACGCTTGTAGGTCACGTTCCAGTCGCTGCACCGGTAGTCGGGGCGCTCCTGCGTGTAGTAGGCGACGAACAGTTCGGTCTCGCGCATCACCTTGATGCCATTGCGAGCCACCCATCTGAGCATGTCGGGCGACGGCTTCCAATCCGGCGTCAACGTGGTGCCGGTCTTGCGGGAGGGCTTCTTTTCTTTTTTCGGAACTTTTCTTTTCTTCGAAGAAGCCGTTGAAGTCTTATCCTCATTCGGAGTCGAATCCTCAACCACGTTGTCAACGGTCACGGCATCGAAAACATCGTTCTCTTTTTCCAGCTCTGAGGCGGACTCGTCCGCCGATTTTTCCGTTTTTGCCGATTCTGGATTTTGAGGGGATAGAGAGGAGTAAATATCCTCTGTTCCTCTGTTCCCCTGTTCCTCTGTTCCCCTGTTCCGGGCGTGGAAATCTCGCGGGAGTCTCGCGACACTCTCGCGACAGTCTCGCGAATCTAGGTCGGAACCGTTGAAATCATTGGGGTTTGACATCTTGTGAGACGGATACCTTGGCTTGCCTGGTTTGTCGATTCTCTGATGCCTTGACCATGTCGCAATCTCCAGATAAGGAGTGTTATCGACCTCGTAGCGATATATCAATCCAGCTTCAGAAAGACTCGCGAGGGCTCGCGACACTCTCGCGACAGTCTCGCGAGGGTCTTTTATGAGATCAGACGCGAACAGGTCGCCGATGATGTCGTAGTCGATGTCCTTGCCTACCCCGTTATCGTCCACGTAGCTCCATAGGCCGATGAAAACCAGTCTCGTGTCCCAATCGAGCTTTGCTATATCTCGACTGCGCCAGAACTCCGGCTTGATGCTCCTGATGCGCATGGTTCTCTTTTCTTCTGACGTTATCGCTCGTTTACAGCCGGCTTGATGTTGAATTCCTTCGCGGTGATTTCGCTGATTGTGTAACCGGTGGCCTCGCCATACAGTTCGATGTCGCCGAGCTTCCAGTCGCTTTTCCCGTCTTTTCTGTCTCGGACATATCGTTCTGACTTTCCGATGATTTCTGCGATCTTATAGTTGGAGTGCCTGTTGACCCCGGCTATTGCGTTTATACGGTCGCGGATTACGAGTCCAGTCTTTGAGGCTTTATCGCTTGCATTTGGCACGTTTTCTCCGTTTTCCTTTTCCATATGATGCGTGTTCCTCGTCGCACTGACTGTTATAACGTATGCGACGAGGAACACGCAAATCGTGCTGGCGTGTCGAATAGTAGGAAGTTCTGAACGCATACCGTTGTACAATTGACATATGGTCACAAAGATTGAGGTATGTGAATTCGCCCGACGTATCAACATCGGCGTAAAGGCTCAGATGGGCATACGCCAGCTATCCAATCGCGCCTTGGGGAAACTAATCGGACGCAGCGAACGATATATACGGGATCGCGTCAAGGATGAGCAGGAATGGCGGATAGGAGACCTGCAGCTTATGTGCAAGCTATGGGACATGACTTTTGGGCAACTGACCTCATATGTCGATCTTGCCGACCCGCAAAAAATCACAGGGGAATCCCCCGATCAAATCGAACCCGACAGTGTCACCATCCGACAGTTCGTTGCCATCATGGACGGCGACAAGGTCGTGCAGGTATTAAACGGCATGCCATCGCTCACCAGCTCGGATTACGAAGACACGGTTTCAGACACCGTTCCTCAAGGACGGCATATGGCAAAGTCGAAGCCACTCACCGATGAGGACCGTAAACGTATCGTCCTGGAGAAGCTACGCAGGGGCGACATGTCGTTGGCAGCACACAAGGATCCCTACAAGCGTGAGGAGATGAACGGTGGTGATGGCCGCTAGTGGTAAAGACTGTCAGCTCCGCGCTTAATGCTCTTACCGGTTTTGATACAGTATCCTCTTCTCGAACCGATTCGATAGGAGGATTTGGAATCGTGTTGACGGCCGCAAGTTACGACCGCCAAATGCCAGTGTCTCGTGACATGACCTATGAGCAGATGCTTGGCTCCGTGGACGGGCAGCAGGTGCATGTCATCGAAGCGTCCTTGGATGACAAGACCTCGGGCATCTACTGTGAGGCGGTGCAGACCATCGTCTTAGACGAGCGTATGACCGACGTGCAGAAACGCTGCTCCCTCGTTCACGAGCTCTTCCATTGGCTTCACGCCGACGACTCCCACGCCGAATACGGTAAAACCCATGCGGAATGGCGTGTACGTCGTGAAACCGCAATGTTCCTGATTAACCCCGCCGATTATGTGCGTACGGAACGTGAATACGATGGCGAGATCTACCAGATGGCATGCGAACTAGATGTCACCGTTTTCGTTTTGGAGGATTATCGTCGCATACTGGAGTACAAGTATCGTCCTTGAAAAGCTCAGGAAGGCCGTCACAATGGAACCGTTCTTCTCTTCGTTGAACACGCTCGGCATTATCGCGCTGGTTATTAGTGTCGGGTACACCGGTCTGATGGCGTTCCTTGAAAATAATAAGAAATATCGGATAACGTTGATTGCGGTCGGTGTCCCCTTAGCCGTAATCATGTCGTTCGGAATCAACTATCTTCCAAAAGGACTCCATCAGGGTGGCATCAACACGATGATGTCGAATCTGGGCACATTATTCGTGGGAGGATTAGTTGCGTTGATAGCCGGCGGGCTATGGGTTGCGACACTGGGGCTGATTAATGAGTTTCATAAAGCCTCTAAATCATCTAGCTCTTCTTCTCGAACGAATAATCCATCATATTCAGGCAGTTTGGAAGCGGTTGGCAAAAAATACGGTCTGATCGCGGCCATGCAGGGCGAATCGGAATGCGAGGGATGGTATCTCATAGACCATGACAACAGCGGAGACCCCGACCCGTTATTGGAAGCCAGCCGGAACGTCGATTTGGAGCATGAGCGTGAATGCGGGTACCTGTACGGCGACCCCGGCTCCGGCTTGGACTCCTCCTCGTTTGACGACACCGCCGTACAGTCCGGCCAGCGTGGCGAAAGCAATCTTGCCAAGATCATCTCCTATTCGAAGCTGGAGGTGATCAGCTTCTGGTCGCTCTATGGGTTGAACGAGGAACGCAAGCCCATCAACGCGGATATCGACTGCGTGCTGGCCGGCATCGACTCGCAGCATCAGGTACATGCCTGGTTCGTTGACGCGAAGAACTACAAGGGCGGCTCCGATACCAAGTATGTGAACATGGACGTGAAGACCCTGGTCCGGTTCAGCATCAGCCAGCGCGCCCTCATCAAGGGAGCGGACGGCAAACCGTATATTCACTTGACCTGGAACATGGCGAAGCAGAAAGCCAACTGGCAGTCCACGCTGACCAGCTACCATATCCAAAGCGAATGGCTGGTCTGCATGACCCCGGCCGGACACAACGGCACACCCGACGTAAGCGAAGTCACATGGCCCGGCGGCATACGGGTTGTCACGCCAGAACAATTGGTGGCCGAAATCCGCTCCGTAGACCTACTGTCGATCGACAACATTCCACAGAACGTGTTTGAGGTGTTCGGAAGCTCGGTCAAGATGCGTGCCATCCGCGAACACAAGAACGTCCCTCTGACCCCGGACGTGCCACGTATTACACAGAAGACGGCCACGCCGACGGCAACCGTTGCGGAGACGGCTCCTCAGCCGGCGCAAGCCTCCCCGGCCGTCAACCCGTCCAGGTCATGCTTAGGATGGACCTTGTAATCGGTGAAAAACGCGGATAGATTATACGTGTAGTTGAAATAATGGCCATGAGCGGTCCGCACATGCTCGCCGTCCCGTTCGCATACGTCAAACCATTCCGGTTCCGGCACATCCTTGTCCACTATGAACAGGTCGTAGCTCATTCTTCGTCTCCTTCGATGATTCCATGTCCTGCTATCAATGCGAGGGTCTTTAAGTCGGTGAGCACGGGCTGGTTGTCCATGCTTGACAGCGAGTCCAAGCCGAGACCCTTCTGTTTGAACACGACGAACCAGTAAGATGCGTCAGCGTTCCCCGCCTCGGTACGGCCCTCCTGCATCCACTCCTTGAGTCTCCCCGTATAGGTGCTGTAGTTTTTACACTCCAATACGACCGGCTGGCCGTGGATACGCAGACCGGTGATATCGCCCTGGTCTTTCGTCCCATGCAACACTTCACGGTGTATCGTCTGCTCGCTGTCACCCAACCGGGCGCGCAAATAGTTGACCACCTTGGATTCAAGCAGTGTGCCTTTGGCTTTCTGTCGGCTCATTCGTCCATCCACCATTCAGTCGGGTCATCGTGAAACTGGCAGTCCACGCAGTCCCCGAATACGTTCAAGATTCCTCCGCAGTACGGGCAATGCTCATACTGGACGGGCAGATAACTCGGTCTCATAATCAGAACTCCGGGTTGTCCCTGAGACGCTTCAACACGTCACTACGAATCTGCTCGATCACATCGACCCGAAGTCCGGTAGCCAAGCGAATCTCCTCTGCCGGACGGTTCGAGTCTTCAATGAGCAGTTGCCATGCTTTACTTTTCGCTTTGCTCAACATGAGCCCCCTTCTCCAAATTAGAGCTGATACGCACCCGATAGTCGGTGATGCTCCAAGTCAGATGGTTCAACTGCCAGACGGTGAGTCCAAGAAAAACCAGCAGACAAAACGCTTGAACAATGGCCATCATCGTATTCTTTGACGTGATGCCCACCGCGAGGGAGAACGAGAAAAACACGTCCCACCCCAAATACCGGTACACGGACCATAATCCGGGTTTGCTGCCGTCACGTCGTTCGTAAACCGTGACCATATCCTTGTCACTCATTTCGATTCCTTCTTCTGCTCCTGTTCACGCCACCCCATACGCCTTGCAATGGGTAGCCGCTGATTCTGTCGTGTTGCGCCGCGTACCGTGCGCATTCGCATATCGCCGGACATTGGGCGCAGGCCTTGAGCGCCAATCGTTCCTCGCTGGACGTGGTTGGGAAGAACAGGTCAGGGTCCATGTCACGGCACGCGGCCTTGTCACGCCAGCCGCTCAATTCAATTCCTTCTTCGCGTTTTGAGACTACTTACGCTCATGATTCCTCCTTGAGCGTGGCGACATATGCGATGGCCTTGCGTTCACGCTTCGCGTACCTCTCGCACTTGCGTTTGAGACGTTTGAGGCTCATGGCGTATATGTAGGCTCTGAAGTCGCCGTCCTCGGTGATTCTGGCCTCGTACCGGCTCAGGGCTGAGGCCCTGAATTGCGCGGTCAGATGGTTGGTAAGCTGTACTCCGTTCATTCCTCCACCTCGGTTGCCTCGCCGTAATGGCCGTAGAGTTGGTCTGCCGCATCCTTGGTCGTGTAGAGGCATTTCGCGGGCGCTTGTTCGTAGTCGTAGATGGCGGCTGCGACGACCTCTCGAAACTCCTCGCGGGTGAATATCTTCGCCTTATAGCTCATCGTCTGCCTCCGTAAAATCGTTGAACGATGGGCTGGCACAGCTCATATCCCTTCTGGGCCCACATCTCCAGTGTTTTGAAGATCACAAGAATCGACAGTGAGTCGAGCCCGTCGTCAACCAGTTTGGGAATGTTGCTGTACATTGCGTCCAGTTCCGTATGCCCGTTCCGGCCGCTGGTGAACGTGAATCCCAGTATGTCCACGGGCGTTCCGGTTTCCTCCGGCGTGATGGTCAACCGAACCTTGAACTTCCTGCCCAACGGCATCGCCTTGTCACTCATCGTCCGCCTCCTTGATTGCCTGTTGCAGTGCCTGCATGATTTGTTTCGCCTCGTCCACGCTCAGATAAGCGCTTGCAGATTGGCCAACGGTCTTGTGCTCCGGGCGGGAGTCGTCCCGGTCGAGGTGAAACGTCACCAAGCTGGAAGAGCCACGCCGATGATTGGCGATCTCTACCCGATAAACCATGTATTCGTCATCGTCAATCGGGATAGTGAGCCTCGTGCCGGCATAGTGGATGCTGCCAAAGGTCAAGTCGAACGATTCCGTCTCAATGCTCAAGGTCCATCTCCTTTTGTCCGGGATTGTGCAGATCGAAATGCTTGCAGCCGGTACGGTTCACTCCGTCAGCCGTTACCACGGCCCACAATGCGGCCGACAAGCCCGCGATATACCCGTCATTCCAAGCACCCTGCACGCCATACTTGGAGTGCATCACAATGCGGTCGTGAATGGTCTTCTGCACGTCAAACGGTTCATTCATCGTCCGCCTCCCATCTGTCTTTCTGCGAGTGCGATTTCCCTTTCCTGCCAGCGGGCTAGCATTTCAGGGGTCGCGTTGCGCGGCACCGGATTCGGGTCTAACGCCTTGCCGTCGTGCTCCTTGTCGGCCTTGGCCCACTTGCGGGCGAGTTTGCGGCGTTCCTTCCATGTCAGCGTCACGTGCACGTCCACCACCCTGACCACCTCCAGCCGGTCACACCGGTAGGATTCGATGGAATCCTCGCCGCTGCGGGTGAGCGTGCAATTGGCCGGTCGCACCTGGTAGACGTTCCCGCGCCCGTACATGCTCGCGTGGAAGTGCGCGTAGAGACGGTCGGGGGTGCAGTACACCTGGTCGGGGTGCAGTGTCGCGTCGATGGGTGCGTCCGCGCCCTGCTCGCGTCGGGCGCGGCATATCGGGCAGTCGTCGAAATTGTCCCGGCTGTGACCGGGCTCGATGATGTCGCCCGTATTCAGATCGGGTACGCCGCCGTGATACAGGACACTCATCGTCTGCCTCCCAGACTCTCGTAGATCAACCGATAACGCTTGTCCCCGTTGCACATCGCATTCCAACGACGGATGGAAGCGGCGAGTATCGAATCCTTCGTGGGCGTCCACGGCATTTTGGGTCTTTCCCGTATTCCGATAAGACACGTGTACTTGCATCCCCTACACTTGAAAATCAGCGCGGACAGAAGCTGATATGACTCCCATTCCACCTTGACCTTGCCCCCGCATTTGGGACATGGGCTAATCCTGTGAAAACACATCATTGTCTTTCTCCGGTTCTCATGATGACAATCATGCTGGGGAATGGTGCCGCTTCACCGGCCTGCCCGTCCACCTCGTACTTCAATCGTCCGGGCAGGAATCGGACTTCCGCGCGATGCAGTATATGGTTTTGGAACCAGCGGGTGTCGGTGCGTGCGGGCACCAGTAGGACTACGAGCGTGTTCGGCTTGCTGGCCTCCCGTGAGGCCTTGCGAATCCAGTCGCCGATGTTCCGCCCGTAAGGAGGATTGCAGAAAACGGTCTCCCCCTCCCACGAATGTTCGAGGCCGCTGTTTGAGGCAGTGTAATGGTGCTCGCATTTTGCGTTCTGGTCGCTGGATGCCGCGTCGAGGGTGAAGTGGAATTCCTCGTTCAACTGGTCGAACAAGGCTTGAGGTGTTTCCCAATCGTCCTTGTTCGAGGTCATTGCGGCTGCGCCCGCCTTGTAGAAATTGCTCAACGTTTTCCTTCCTGTAGTATTGCTGGCTTCTTCTCCAACTTGCCTGTCTCGAATGCTTCCGAGGCTTCTTTCTGGCTGGGGAACGAGTATCGGGTTCTGGTTTTGCAATAAGGACAGCCAACCCGCCACCATGTCTTCGTGTGCGTGATCGGACTGATGGCTTTCCGGTATTCGCCTTTCATTCCGCAGTTGGGGCATAGTAGCGTCGTGTCGAACACGCCAGCGTATTTGTCGCCCATACGATCCAACGTCCGCTGCATGGCCAATGTATCCACTAGTTTCGGGTCGAATCCGAGCTGTTTGACCTGGCTGGCGTTCCACTGAGCTAGGTATCGGAGGATTTGCTGTTCGATACCATATTGCGAATAGTGGTAACGTTTACCGGTTCCCAGTTCGATGAAATCATCTTCGTGGGCGAAGTCTCCGGCGCAGAACCGTTCGACGGCTTCCTCTCTGCTTTCGCTGGGGAAAACGTTGCAGGCGATGCACCGTTGGTTCGAACAGGAGCAGAAGTACGGGTGGCACCAGAAGCCGCCCATCTGTCCGTCGCGTTCGCCGCCGTGTATGAATCCGATGGGGAGGAATGTGGTGCAGTCATGTGGTTCCGCATGTCCTGTCGTGCAGAGTGGGCATGGATACTGTTCTCGGAGTATCTTCGCCTCGGCTTGCCTCATACTTCGTTCCGCTAAATCCACCGCATCCTGTTCCGCACGACGCTTGGCGATGGGGGCATTGATCTGCCGGACGATATCGACTGGCAAACCGGTCTGCTTGGCAACGGATTCCACTGTGGAACGACGCGACCGGAGCAGGTCGGCTGCCCGTTCGGCTCGACTGTGATATCGGGTCATTTTTTAGTCAGGATCTTTTGCAAGACAGGCAACGACGGCGATGATTGCCGTCATAATGAGTCCGAGGATGATGAGGAGTGGTGTTCTTACTGGATGCTTCATGGTTTTTTCCCTTTCTGTTTTCCGCTAGTTGCTTTCGAGAATGATTTGCGTACCGCTGAGGAATGCGAGACGGTCGGCTTCACGTATCTTCTTCGGATCGTTGACTTCCTTCAGGAACTGTTCCCTGAAACGCCGGTATTCCGCTTCGGACTCCACACTGGGGTCTTTCGTCTTGCGTACCGGTTTCTGTTTCGGAGTGGGCCGGCCTTTCTGCGGATTTGCCCTATCTTCCGGCAAGCGGTGGCGGTCAACCCGTCCAATAGCGTGGTTTCGTCCAAGTACAGGATTCCGCCGAGCATGGTGAACGGTTCGATGCTGTCATTGTTCGCCATGCTCGTTCTCCGTCGTATCGGTGGATTGTCCTTGATAGGAGGCTTCCACTTGTTCGCACCATTGGAGCATGGTCGTATCCAAGGAAACGAAACCAGTGGGCACGAAACTGCCTTCCATGTATCCGTCGATAATCTGTTCGGCCAATTGCAGATCGTAGAGTTTGATTTCGCTGATCAACCGGTTTTTACGGAAGAACGCGAGGCGATGCTGCGCGTATTCGAGGTTCATGCCGCTGAACGCCCAACCGTCCATGCCGTCAGGCGAATAGGTGATGGAGTGTTCGGTTTCTGAAACCTGCTTCCATTCGTGCTTTGCCGCGATTTGTTTCAATGAGTCGGCATACTGCTTCATATTTTTTCTCTCCCTTATGGTGTTGTGTCAGTGTTCGGCTGCTGCGGTTACCGCTTCCAGCAGAAGTTCCTTGCCGGCCTTGCAGCCCTGAATGTATGCGCGGGACGGTTCGGTTCGTGCATGTACGCCGGTTTTATGTTCGAGTTTGATTTCCATACCGATCCGCTCGACGGCTTCGGTCCTAACCCGTTCCAGCAGCTGCCGGTCATGGTCGGCAATCCATTCGTCGAACAAACGGTTCGGCCCGGTCAACTGCGGATTTGCGGTAAGCGAGTATTGTTCCGCTACCCCGTCCTTGAAGAATGTTTTGGCTTCCTCATCGGTCAACGGTTGTGAGTATTTCACTCTGTTTCCTTCTCCTGCTGCTGGTTGATGAGATGAATCGTTTTGATGCCATTCAATCCGATGTGGGCTGGACTGTCTGACGGCCAATCCCAATACACGTGGTCGAGAATCACGGGAATCATGGAGCCGTCGGTGATGCGTGCGGTAATCGTCCGCTCCCACCATGCGCCGGTATCGTGTTCGATGACCTGCACCGGTGCGGTGACGATACGATTCCGCAACTGTCTTGGTGCTGTTTCGTCGAACGTCACCTTGGCCAGTTTGTTACCGTATTTTTGACGGACTTTGGCGATTTCTTTATCGAGTAGTGGCTTATGTTCTCTCGCATATACGCCACGGCCGTTCTTATCGGACAGTCCGTTTTTCCTCGTGGCTGGATTCCAATATGTCTCCATGCTTATCTGTTGTCCTTTTTGCCGGCAAACACATGCAAGTCGTATATGTTCTTGTTGACGCTATGAACGAAACCGTCCGGCCAGCCTTCCAGCACGTAATCCGTGTCATAGTCCAATCCGCGGATGCTGAGGTCGCTCATACCGTTGTATTGGAGTGTTCCGGCTTTGGTTTCGCCTTTCCAGGTGAAGATGACGGCGTATCCTTCCAGCTCATGGCAGTTGCGGCCGATGTAGCCGGTGATTTCCACGAGTTGCCGCTCGTCTTCGGCTTCGAACCGGTCGTAGGCATCATGCAGGCTGGTTTGAATATCCCGGTAGATGCATGCGCATTGGCCGACCAGATCATCTTCGTCCGGTTCCTCCAGATGGAAGATGGAGCGTATGCGCCTCGCTATCATGACGGCTGCGGCATGCTCCTCATCCTGACTGGGTTGATGGTAGGCGTGGGAGCAATAGCCTTTGATGAACGCTTGCCCCGGCTTCTCGCTGCTGAGAGCCGCATCCGTCAAAGCGTTCAACGCTTCCTGCTGCAAGTTGATTTTTTTCAACCAATGTCAGACTTCTTCCTTGATGTAGACGGACGGATGTGATTCCAAGTGGATTACCGCGAATTCCAACGTCAAATCGGGGTGATGGCGCAGATAGGATTGCACCGCTTCTGCACCTTCTACGATGCAGGCGGCCTCACCACGGCGTGCGTCACGCCGTCCCCTCTGATTGGCTATGCCAGATGCGTATTCGTGAAGCCGATCCAGCACGTCGGCATCAATGGTCGCCGTTTCGGTATCCGTGTTGTAGTCGGTGTTCTGACGAATCCAATCAAACAGTGTCCAGTTGTCACCCCATAGCATCAGCGTGCCTGGAGCCGGGTAATGAGTCTCCTTGGCTCCTTTGACGTGGATTGACTGGTTGAAGTTTCGGACTGGTTCACTCATTGTTTTTCCGGTTTCCTGATTCCGGTCACTGCTCGTACGGTGATGTATCCGTCCGTGTCGAAGTAGTCGACCATGGCGTTGTTGTTCTGATATGTGTACTGTTCGCCTACCTGTTGGCAGAGTTTCTTCGCGTTGCGGACTTTCGGGGTTTCGATGACGCAGGCCTGTTCCGCGGTGGATAGTTGTTCGCCATTCCGGATTTTCTGGTTGATGAGGCGCGCTGTCTCATCCCAATCCTCAGTGGAAATGCTTCCGCCATGGTTTTCGATGATTCCTCGACCTGCCTTATGCTCGGGACCGATAATCCGGTCTTCCTCGTCCGCAGCCAGATATTCGGCGTGGGTCGGCACATAGGTGGAGGATTCGCCTTCCGGCAGTTGGATGGTGAAGCGCGCGTTCCAATTCATGGAACTCGTGTTCGTACGGACGCCGATCTTCCAATCCTTCGGCAGTTCACCGTTCTTCTGCAACGCTTTGATGTCCGCTCGCATGAGTTTCACGTTTTCCGCCGGAGTGCGACTGGCATCGTATTTGCCGCCGGTGATGGCGGTGGATCCCATGTAGCCTTCCGACTTCACGGAGGGCTTGATGATCGGCTCATCAACGGTCGCCGAGCTTTTCGCTAACAATTTGGAGGCACGCTGAATCATGTCGTTGGAGGGAAGTCCCGCATTCTTGTTCTCGTTAGCGAATTCGCCAGTCGTAGTACGAAGCTGTCGTTTTGCTTGAGCTGATTTACGTGAATCCATTTTCCCTTACTCCCTGTATTCCGGTTCCGGATAAGTGGTCACATACAAATCTGTCGCTCGACCTGTTGCTTCCGGTTCACATTCATCGGCTCGTCCGCGAAGCCAGTCACGATCATCCCAATGTTGTGAAAGTTCACGGCGGTCTTCGTCGGTTCCGTTGACGTAGATGAAATACCGATCTGATGCCGGTCCCCCATCATCGAGGATCGCGTGATAAGAAGTCATGCTTACATAGCCTTGCGGCGTATGCCAGCAAGGTTCACCGGGGCGTGCGACACTATTTTGAACACTATAAGAGAATCTATCGGCAACATTTGCATACATCGCAACAGGTTTATCCATTTCACGAGAAAGAGATTCCTTGATGGAGGAATATGTCGGATCCGGTAGCAATGGGCCTATTGACCGGCCGACTGCTGCGTCCATCACTTGGCAGTGTGTAAGATCCAAGGATGCAAGAGTTCCATCCTGGTATGCCCTCTTCGCTTTGATTACCTCTTCGGGTTCTAGTGGGTAATCTTGATGCAATTCATTGAATTGACGGGTTGCCCATTCGATATCCTCGTCACGTGCATCATCCCAAGTGTCAGTAAGCACTTGAGACCCATCGTTACGCTCTTCAATCGTTTTGGCCTGGTTGGTCAGGTATTCGAGAGTCCCGTCTGTATCTTCGACTTCTCCGGCAAGATACCGTTCACATAAATCAACTCGCTCGCTCATAGCGAGAAACGGACTCGTCAACACGTTCTCTTCCGCTTCGGACTTCGAGTCCAGTAATGATTTCGCATGTTGAATCATGTCGTTGGATGGCAGTCCTGCATTCTTGTTCTCGTTGGCGAACGTGCCGTCCTCGTTGCGGAGTTGTCGTTTCGCTTGTGCGGATTTGTTGGACATGATCGTGTTCTTTCTGTTCAGGCGTTGAGTGGGTTTGCTGGAACGTGTGTCGGGTTTCCGGCCATGATGTATTGCTCGTAGTCAGGGTCATCGCTGCAGAGCACCCAGTCCCCGCTGCCGTCATCGTGGTAGGTCATGCGCGTTTTTATGCCTTCTTTGTAGAGATGGCCGTGGGAGCAGGTGTTGAACTTGGTTTGCTTGGGCAGGCTTACGTAGCTGTCGAGCTTGTTTGGGTTGGCTTCTGGCAGAAGAGCAAGGTCTCCCAGTCCGTTGCGCGCGTCCTGCAGCTGCTGCTCGTATTCCTGTTCCTGTTCGAGTTCATGCTGGGTGTGGACGATTGTCTGGTGTTCGACGGTGAGCAGGGTGTCTGAGTATGTCATGGTTTTGGTTTCCTCTTCGATTGTTTATGTGGACATTCTCAGTATAACATATTTATTCTGTTTTCAAGCCCCAGCCAGTCCGGACATCTCCAACCGGTATTCGGCATCCAGCCTCCCGCAACGGGAAGGACGGGAAAGCATCTCATCGGTGAACCGGGTAAAACACTCATAATATTCGCCGGTCGAATCCATCTTCTCCATCAGGTTCAATAGGGCATTCAACTCATCCAGAATGTTCTCGAACGGTTCCGCCAGCTTGTCGGCATGCTCCTCCAGCCAACGCCGGGCCTCATCCTGAGCTTCACGAGCCTCAACATTGGACCCGAATCTCGGTTCGGAAACCATCCACTCGACCAGGTCCAGAAGATTGGCTTTCACCAGATCGCGAGCCTCGTACGAGCGGCGGGTATCCACGTATATGTCAAAACCCCTTTTCAGAAGTACCAGGCTCACAAACGCTTGTCCGAGAACGATGATGGCTATGAGGAATTCATACCACCGCTTGAATCGGATACAAAGAACGATCATGCATATGCACGCGATCAGCATGAACAGGAAAAGCAGCATGAGCGGAATCAGAAAAAGGAACATTGTCCGCAGTTCCTCGCGACGCTGCTTGGAGAGTGTTTGCATGGGTTCAGGCTTTCAGTTCGTATGAGTTCGGGTCGAACACGCTGTCGATGTATACGTTCCAGCCGCTGGTGATGTCAACGGTGCAGTAGTGTTTGCGGCTCGAGATGATCTGGGATTTGAGGTATCTGCTGTTCTTCAGCTGTTCGGCGGTCGGATTGCCGAGTAGGACGGGCGGGATTCTTTTCAATCCGTCTTCGGTGTTGAAGAACAGGTTGATGACTGTTTCTGGCTTCACTCGGCTGATGAAGTCGCCGAGGTTTTCAACCGGTGTGGTTTCGGTCAATGTTGGGTTCCTTTTTCCGATTATCACTATGTGGACATATTCACTATAACATGTTCCGTCAAAAGAATGGGAAAACGGCAAAGAAAAGTGCGGCCACCCCAAAGAGTCCACAAGGGAAGACCGCACTAGGAGAATCCAACAGGATTACCACCGAGGAGGATACCCCGCGTAATCGGAAAACTTGTGCGGAGCATCCTGATAATCAAACTAGCCGATAAAAATCGGAAAACGTCAGAAAATTCAGAAAACCCAGAAAATTCCCAGTTAGCGGCCTGATGCCTGGCATTGCTGCAGGAAAGCCAACGTCTCCGACTTCTCCCAACTGCTCATCGACAGCTGGTACTTCTGCTTGATGTATACGCGCTTCGCCATGTAGTCGCACTGGTATCCGGTGTTCGACGGCAGCCATACGGATGGGGTCGATGCCGTCCACCGTCCCAATGATTTCTTCGGCACACCGGCGTTATACAGGTTGATGCCCTCGCTTTTCGCATTGTTCGCATCACCCTGGCTGGCGAGCAGCACGTCCGGATCGTTCGCGTACTTCACACAGTCGTTCTTCCGGTCGGTCTTCCATAGTCCCGAAGCCCAAGCGTCGTTCAACGCGACCACGTGGTCGATCTGCACGGCGGTGCTGTCACCGCTTACGGTCTTGCCTTTGCTGACCACGCTTTTCTGGAAATTGATGACGGTTCCCGTGTATGGGTCGTTCAACGTGCCGGATTGGACTTTGCAATTGGAGTTCATGACCACGTTGCTCATGTCTCGTTTGAGGATGAGGTCTCGCGTGGTGCCGTAGCCGCACAGTTGGTCACTGTTCTGCCAGTCACCGAACTCTTCGGCGCGATTGTATCCCTTGGGATGAGGGGCTGCTGTTTCGAGTTGTTCCGTAGCGGTAATCGCGTCGCTGATGCTCAACGGGCTGGAGGCTGCGGCGGGAAGAGTCAGACCGTTCGTGGTCAGGCTATCCCCCGTCGAAGTATCCGGCGTCGCGGTCGAACCGCCGCTGTTGTCCGGTGTCGTGAAAGTCGGCTTCTTCAACCCGAGTCCGATGTTCGCCTTCCGCATCGAATCCTCCCCTGGCAGCAGTTGGCTGATACTGGTGATGGGAGTCAACCCGAATTGAGGTGCCACCAACGCCCATGCTCCGGTCTGGATGATGACGATGATGGTGATGAGTATGATCGCCACGCCGCCGAACACTCCGGCGATGGTGATTCCGGTTTTGCCTCTTCTTCCTGCCATGGCCCGCTCCTTAGAAGAGGCTGCTGATCGCGCTCCATGCGACAGCGATTATGAAAAGAATGACGATGATGGCTCCGATGAGTGGCGCGTTGCTGTTGATGAAGTCCGCGAACGGAGGCAGTTCTGGTTTGTCGTTTTTCGCCATGATGGCTCCTTTTTTTATCTATGTGGACGATTCCAGTTTAGTGAACTACGCACCACCTGAAGGTGGTGGCTTCGCGGGCTGCGCCCTGCCGCCTTGGGCACCGTGGTGTCCGTTGGTCTTACGCATAGGCTGGTTCCCCGTGTCCGAGGACTCTACCGCACCCGCGTTCACGCGGGCGATGGTCTTGCATGGTCGTGTGTTTGGTTAGGTTTTGCGATGAGGTTAGCGGGACGAACTCAGGCGGTCAGACCATAGGGGCCGATTGGTATGTCCCGCGGCCTACGCAGTTCCTCGTGGGTGAGGGGCATATCCTTCAATGCGATCATGTTCAATGCGGCGTGCTGGTCTCGGTCTTCCCTGACTCCGCAGTATGCGCACGTGTAAGTGCGCTTCTTCAACGGGGTTGGTGTTCGTCTTCCGCAGTTGCGGCACCATGCGGTGGTCGGCTGCCATTTGTCCAATACGATGACCTGCGGCAATGGTTTGAGCAGGGCGTACAGGCGGCCGAGAATCCCGCCCTGCAGGATCCGTCCGGCCTTAAACCAGCCCTTGCGTTTGCGCCATTGGGCGTATTGTTCGTCCTGGATGACGATGGTCGCGTACTTGGCTTCAAGGCGTTGGCGTTCGGCTATGGCGGCATGCTTGCGGCGTGCTTTCAGCCTGTCCATTTCCATACGGTATTGCCGGTTGGCTTTCCACCAGCCCTTGTCGGCCTTGTCTCGTTTACTCATGCGTCGGGCCCAGTATCGGGCCTTGGCACTATCTGGGTAGTGCCGGATGGTCGTGGTTCCGTCCGATTCGGTGATGTCCGCCTTCAATCCGGCGTCGATCCCTCCGATGGGGATGAGGGGAGCCGGTTTCGCGGGTCGGGACTTCTCATACTCTGCCTTGTCTTTGAAGCAGGAGAACGCGATATAGTATCCCGTCGCCCTGCGCAGGAGTTTTGCCGGACCGACCTCCCAGCTTTCCAATCGGCGGGTTCCGGTCAGATGCATCATTCCGGGGATCTTCTCGACCTTGATGTAGCTGCCGTTCAACCGGTAGGTGCGGCCCGCCTGCTTCAACGGTATGCAGTCCACATGCTTGACCGGCTTCAAGGCTCCGACCTTATGCCCATGCTCTTTCAATGCCTTCAGGCCTCGGATGTTGTCCTTGGCCTGCTGGACGACGCCTTGGGCCGACTGGGCTCCGATACGGTTGAGGTCACGGTTCTCGAAGCTGCCGTCGGGCATGCGCACGGTCACGCTCTTGGGTATCGCGTAGTCGAACACGCTGTCGGCGAGCACGCAGTCGTTGTACAGTCGCTTCGCGTCACGGAACAGCTCGGTCAGAGCATTCCTCTGCTTTTCGGTGAGTTTCCCGTAGTCGACCTTGCATGTGAACACGCGGCATACCTGAGTCTTGCGACGATTGCGCGTCGTTTTCCGTGAAGCCTTGATCCGCTTGTTACGGGCTTTCAGGGATCGTTTGCTGATCGGCATATGGGAATCACCTCCTGTAACCACCATCAATTATACTTGGTGTCATGAAAGAAAACAACCCGGTAAGGCAAGGGAGACATGCAGTCTGGGACTGCCATGCTCATTTGGTGTTCGTCACGAAATACCGTCGCGGAGCATTCACCGAACCCATACTCGAAGACTGCGAAAACGTTATGCGCAAAGTATGCGATGACTACGGATGCACCCTGGACGAGTTCAACGGCGAAGAGGATCACGTCCACCTACTCGTCACATACCCGGCAACCGTGCAGCTCACCAGACTGGTCAACAGCCTCAAAGGCGTATCCAGCCGCATCCTCATGAGAGACCACGGGCGACACCTCAAACACTACCTATGGGGAGGCCATCTCTGGAGCCGTTCCTACTATTGCGGAACCACAGGCGGAGCCAACCTCGAAACCATCAAACGATACGTGCAAAACCAACGACGCCCCAACTAAAAACCAAGCGCGATTCACCACCAACCTAAAGGGTGGAGCACTCTCTCGCAGATAGGTAGATTTCCTTTAATTGCTTGGTGTGGACGAATCGGATGAGGAGCCGTCCGTGGCGGAAGCGTCCGCACCGGATGAATCGGCACCATTGGCTGTATCCGTGGTATTCGAACCATTATCGGAACCGGCTGATGATTGGCTGTCCGCACTGCTGGCACTGTCCTCCTCATCACCGGTGCTTGTGGTCACAGAACTCTTATCCAAGGCGTTCGCAAACGGTGAAAGGGTCTGAATGGAGCCATCGGCACCCCAGTCGATGATTTTCGCGCTGCCGGCCATCGGATTCTTGACCAGGACGGTGATGTTCATGGAAGAGGAAGACCCATCGTTGGTTTGGGCTTCACTGCCGTTGTCGGACACGTCCTGCGTTTTCGCATAAGGCTCGAACGTGATGGAAATGGAAGCCGCACCGTATTCCGGGGTGTCGCTCGACTTGTCCTTGTCGATCGGTTTGCCGTTCTTGTCGCATTCCACGAGCCAGTTGACGGCGGCGCTTTTGAACGCGCCGATTGAAGCGGGCTGATACACGTGTTCGCTGTTCGGGTCGCCCACAAGCACGGTGAAAGCGTTCGCGTCCTTGCCTGTATAGGCTTTGGCCCAGGCGTTGACCACGTTCTGGAAGCTGGCGGCCTGATCCACTCGGGAATACCCGCTCGGATTGTATGACTGGGAGTTGCCGGAACCTATCGCTTTCATCGGCAATACGGTTGGCGAACCCATCGCGGTGGCCACCCCGTTCTTCAACGACACCAGTTGGGTCACGTCGCGGGTGGAACCGTCCGCAAGGTTCGTGAAACTGAACTGGTGCGCCCAATAGTCGGTGTGCTCCTTGCCGTTGCCGGTATCCGCATCGCTGGAACCGACCTTTTCCGCCGTATCCCAGATGAGATTGGATGTGCCGTCACGGAACGGGCCCTTATTCCCGTCCAACCATTTGTTGACGGCCGTCAATGCCGCCTGTTTGCCGGGCTTATCTCCGCTGATTTCCTTGTATTTGGCGCTTAGGGTATCGCCCATGGATTGCAGTGTGCTGATGGCGCGCACGCTGATGATCGGGGCGATGATTCCGGCCAGAAGAAAAACGGTGATGAGCACTTTCCACCATCGGGTGTTTTTCGCGGCCTGTTTCATGGCATCGAATTCGACCTGGTGCTTGCGCTGGTCTTCGTCGATGTCCATCGGCGATTCCGCGACTGCATGTTTGCGGGCCACGCGTCCTCCTAATTAATCCGAAAGTATTTGAATACTTCCAGATTAATAGGTTTCCTGTTTCTCGAGGCCCGGAATTCGTCGGAGCTTCCGTTTCAGCGGAACGTGTAGTTCTTATCCCATTCCCGATACTTGTCCAACAGGTCACGGTCGATCTCGCCGCGCACGAAGCATTGTTCCACTGCGGCGTTCAGCATCGCGCGTATCGAATACTCCTCGTTGAAGCCGAAGAGTTTCAACGCCTTGTAGTTGTCTTCGGTCAGTGCGCTGCCGAAACGTTTCGCGAACATGATTTCGTTCCTGTACACGTGTTTCCCCGAACCTTGCGCGGGGGTTTCGGGTTCCGTGCGGACCGGCTCCGTCTCCTCGGAAAGCAGGGGCCGTTTCGTCCCCATGTCCCTTGTGTCATTCAATCCGTGACCGAATGCGTTGTTCACGACGTTCTTTACCATTTTGCTGCCTGCTTTCCTTAGTTGATCTGGCCTAGGTATTCGATGAGTTCCTGTGTGACATCAACGTAATCAGTTTTGAACTGGTTCGTCCCGTACAGGCTTTTGATGGCTTCCCGCTGGTAGATGACGTTTTCGAACCGGGTGATATGCAGGTCGTCCAATTGTTGGATGGCGGCCCTGTAAAGCTTTGTGTTGGATTTGACCATGGTGACGAGAACGATGCCGTTGCGTGCGGCGGCGTATGTTTTGCCCGCATGGCTCAGATCGCTGACTGACGGGGTGCATGGGATGATGCTCACGTCGGCTGACTGCAATGCGGTCTGCACGGTTCCCGCATCGGATGGCGGGGTGTCGATGATGACCCACCCTTGGTAGCGTTCGCGAATACGGTCGGGTCGTGCGAGAACTGCTTCGTTGGTTTGCACCACGTCGAAGTTGAGCTTGTACGGCTTGTGCGCTACGCCGTTGGCTTCGTCTTCCACTCGGCGGCGATCGTCTTCCTCATGCACGTATTCTTCCCAGAGCGTCGCTCCCCCGGTGTTGTCCGCATCGAGTACGGTTACTTTCTCTCCTCGGCGGGCCAGGCATGCGGCGATGGACATGGCGGTCGTGGTTTTCCCGACGCCGCCTTTGATGCATGCGACCGCCACGAGAATCGTGTTCTGCGGCATGTGTTCTCCTCTTTGTTTCGTGGTTGGGGAGGTATCAGGTCCCCGCCACGATATGTGACTGCATTCAGTGTATCAGCTAGTTGTTTGGGTGAGGGTGCAGACACGTGTGAATTCACAGAAGCAACTAAATGAGAAAACATGCGGCTGAGAACAAACGACCGTTCGCAGAAAAATCCTAGGATGCTGTGAACAACAGCCGCTCCATAAACGCCTTGAACCAAGAACCGATCTCCGGCAATTGTGCGGCGATGCTCTGCATCCACTCCCTCACGGGAATGCCCATGGCCTCCAATACGCCGCTGATGATCCATATGAAAAACAAAACCGCGCAGATGGTAGCCGCAATGGTGAGACCGCGCACGGCACGACCCATGATCCGCATGGCGACGCTCACTCCCCCGATGCAGATCAGCAACAGGGTGAGTATCGCTCCGACCGGCGTGAAAATCCAGGCGAACAGAACCGTCAGGAAGTCGGAGGCTCCCTGTCCTGCGGTCTGGGCTGCGGTGTCGGCGCTCATTGCTGTTCTCCTTCTACTTCTTGGCTTGTTCGTCGGCTATCTGATCCAAGGTGTCGGCCCAGGTTTGCGGGTCAAGGCTTCCTCCGTTGATTTCGGCCGCCTGCTGCAGTACCCGGTATGCCGCGGGATCGTAGACGGACATCGACTGGATTTCCTGGGAAACCATCTGCGGGTCGGCGTCTGGAATCCCTCGCATATCGAAACCGAGTTCGTCGAACAAATCCGGATACTCCGTCATGGCGGAACCGATGGCCTCCCATTCCGCCTGAGACGGAATCCAATCCGCACCTGATTCCATCAGTTGCTCCCCTGTCCGTTCGGATGCGTCTGCCCCCCTGGCTTCTGTCCACTAGCTGCATCATTCAGCGCCTTTAACGCAGCTGCTTCTCTTTCCGTAGTGCCAAGCGTCTGGTAGGCCTGCTGCTGGCCCTGTGCTCGAGCCGCCTCACCTGCGCCAGCCGCCATGTTGCCGTAATACTGTTCACGATTCCGGGTAGCCGACTGCGAGAGGACATGACGTTCTTCCGGACTCATGGCATCCAACTCCTTTTGCGTGTAACGATGAGGCTGGTTGGCTGTCGTTTCCGGCTGACTTGCATTGAACGGTTGAGCAGTCGGCGTTTGAGGCTTGGCTGCCACTGGTGTCTGCTGTTGGTTAGGAAGTTTTGGTTTTATGTTGTCGATATAATAGTGCGCCGCTCCCTCGCTGACCTTGCCGGTGATCCGGTCGCCTTCCAATGCGGCTTCGGCTTCCTCCTGGGTCATGTGCTCCTGGTTCTTGTAGGCGTTCAGCATCCCATATTCGGTGATGGCATACGCTTTTTGTCCTTCCGGCGTGAGGTTTCCGTCTTCGTCGTGCATCTCATCAAGGGTCTGCTGCATGTTGAACGGATTGTCCTGGTTGAGCACGAATGCGTTATCCGGCAGCGTGAACTCAGGTTCCACGTTGACGGGAGGCATTTTCCGGGTATTCGGCAAATTGTTGCCATCAGCGTTCGGTATCGGAGTGGTGTCGGCGGGAACCCATTCGTATTCGGTTCCGCCTTGCTGGGCGAACCGGTTACGGTATTCCATCTGTTCGTGGGAGTCCCCCACCATGTGAGAGGCATCATCCAGCTTTTCAAAAGCGAAATCGGACACCGTATGGGTCGCCGTCTTCAAACCACGTCCGGCCAGTCCAAGACCAAGGGCAGCCCCATGCAAAGCGTCACGGTCTGTTGCAAGCTTCGCACCCAACGCGAGAGCCGCAGGCGCCGTGATGGGGTTAGCCCATGCCGCGGCGGCGACCAAACCGGTTGCCGCGACTTTAGCGGTACGTTTTGCAACGTCGCGCAACGGGCGTGAACGTAGCGCTCCGACAGCGGCTCTGGCTCCGGCTCCGGCGAGCATGGCTCCGGCTCCGAGCGCATGTCCCGCACCGGAGAGGAGATCACGACGGCTCACATGTCGTTCCGCTTCGGTCAAGTCCATGCCCGGATGGCTTTGCATATACTTGTTCAACCGTTCCTCGTGGGTAAGTCCGCCGTTGAGGAAGGCGTGAGCGTTGTCCACTCTGTTGCCGAATCGTGCGGTGGTGCCGGCGAGTGAGCCTCTTACTGTGTTCTCACCCATACGACCCAACTTGTCACTCAATGAGCCTTCCCCGCGCTGGTGGATCGCGTCGAAGTCCTTGACACTACGGCCGTACAGGTTCTCTCCGCCATTATCGAGATCCAGTTCCTTGCGTTCCGATTGGGTCATGGAGTCCAGCTTGGTTTCGCCTTCGGTCGGACCATATGAACCGGAGTGGCCTCCGGCGTTGCGACTGGACATCGGAGAGCCGTGGCGTCCGCGTCCGTTCGGGAATCGTCCCATGGCGAGCGTGTTGCGCAGGCCGCCGGTCTGGCGGAATCCGGTCAGGATGCCTTCCGATATGAGGCCACCGGCTGCGATGCCCATCATCGCCTTGATGCTGAACGGGTTGCTGATCTTCAGCACCTGTGAGAAGAACATGGCAATGACAAGCAGTGCGAGCACCGGGCCGATTCCGTTGATCGCACTGTAGACGAAACTGCTGCTGAGTCCACTGCAGAATCGCAGCGTCAGCGAGCAGATGAACGTGGCTATCGTTCCCATTGCCGAATATAGGACGCCGGTCATGCTCAGGTTGCACGTGTATTTGACCCAGTTCTTCAGCACGCTCTTCGGCTTCTCCCCTATCGGGAACGCGCGGACGAGGAACGCGACGATGAGGAACAAGCCCATCATGACGAGTGTCAGTTTGGTGAGAATCAGTATGAGGCTAAACAATCCCCATACGACCATGTTGCAGAGGCCTCCGACCACCGAGCCGAACGCACCCAATAGGTCGGGGTCGGCGTTGCCGTACAGGTAGTCGAGTGTTACTTTCGCGGAGCCTGCCAAGGTCTCCGGGTTTTGGGCTCCCGAAACATTCGCCTCATTCCAGGAGGCGCCAAGGTTCGGAATGTCGAAACGCCATCCAAGGTTCGCCGCGTCGGCGATGTTCGTGTTCGCGACACTGTCCCCGTTACGCCAATCGTTTTCGCTGCCGTGGTTGAAGGCTTTGAACCCGTTTTTCGCGGTTCCGGTGCCGAATGCCACTCGGCAGAGGTTCAACACGTTTTCTTTCGGGTCGTCACCGTGGCTACCGGATGCGCCGGCCACGTAGAAATTATCGTTGGCGACATCGCCTATATCGTCTTTGCCTACGCGGACGGTGGTCGAACCGTTCTTGATTTTTCCGGTACCGTCATCACCCATGTTCTTGATGATTTCAGTCCAGCCGTCACGTGTTGCCACTCTCCCGTTTTGGGTGGTGCAGGTTTCCCAGAACACTCCCGCACGGGTCAGGCGCACATACTTGTCCCTGTCGTTCTGTGTTTTCTCATCGGTGTTCACGTAACTGGATTGCGGGTCGATCCAACCCTGGTCGCTGAACAGCCATCTGGCGGTATCCGAACTGATATGCAAGCCGGTAGCCGCGTTGGTCAGCTGCTGTTGCACGGCCGGATCGGTGTTGGTGGACATGTCCATCACGTGGCAGTAGGCCTGTTGAGCGTTCTTCGCGACACCGGCCGGAGTGGTTCCGCTTTGCGCCGGGTTGCCCCATTGCATGGTCACCCATGAACGGAGTGCGGTTTCCTCCCAAAGACGGTTGACCGCTTTCGTGACCGCCGACGTTTCCTCCGCCCTGCTGGAGGTCGCCTCATCATACTGTTTGTGCATGGCATACAGGTAGTCCTGACAGTTCGCGGCCTGGCCGGTGGCCGTGTTGTTGTATGCCATCATGTTCGAATCGCCATCGTTCAACCCGTCGAGGTTCAATCCGACGGTGAGCTTGTTGACGGCGCCGTTGATCGTGTTCACCACCCACCATGGGCTGCCGGTCGCGGGTGTTGTGGCGTTCTCCGCCGTTTTCGACGCTCCCGCACCCATGGTGATGAGGGCCGCCAGACAGAGCACGGAAGCGAGCAGTCGTTTGCTGGCCTCCTTGGTTGACCCCACCTCGAAGCCGGCGGCGAGAAGCCATGCGACTATCGCGACGACCATGATGGCCGCCGGTATCGCCCCATCCATGGTGTCGTTGATCAGCTGGGCCGCGGCATGGTCTATCTGGGCTCCGGCGGCCTGCATCGGGCTGAAGCTTGCCGCGAACTGGCTGAGCGCAAGAGCGGAACTCCAGCAGACCTGGGTGACGAGCATGAGCATGTTCGGCAGCATCTGCCTCGTGGTGTGACCCATCAGGGCGGGAACGTTCGTGATGAACCCGATGATGCCGTCGGACGGTTCGATTCGGCTGGTGATGCTGCCGACGCTTTTAGCCCACCGTCCCGAGGGCAGGCATGTGGTGTAGTCGATCTGCGTGCCCGAAGAGGTGGCGCATACCGGGGCTGATGAGCCGCCGTCTGTCCAGGCATTCGCGAAAGCCTGCGACGGCAGTACGGCGACGATCATCACCAACAGTATGGCGACGATGGCGATCATGTTGCGCCGTGCAGCCACACGCACCGGCATGCTTGGTTTCGGAATGGCTGTCGTCGTGCTCACAGTATCCACATCTCTTTCAAGCTGGTGAGGTCTTCCGGATGGTTCGAGTTCGGGTAGAACACCTGTCCGGCGATGTTCTTGCTTTGGATTTGGCGGAGCAATCGTTTCCATCGGACCTGTTGGGTGCGGTCCTTGATGGTGCCGACCATGAGGAACGGTACGGCCACCAGGCCGATGAGAACGAACACCACGCTGAAAGTGATGCCGATGAGAGGGGCGAACAGGAGGCAGAGTCCGAGACCGATGACACCGCCGATGATGGTGCTGAACACGGTCCTGGAACGTGCTTCCGTGTTCTTGGTGATCATGTACGTGTTCTTGCGTTCAATCTCGACCGTGCTGCTGACTTCGGTGATGTCATCCATGGTTTCCCGAGGATGCAACTGTTTCCGTTCGCTCATCGCGGCTCACTCCCCTTTTTTTATACGGCGTCCGATCAGATGCCGAGGTAGTCCTTGCCTTGGTTTCCTGCGGCGTTGACGAACCAGTCGATGCAGGTCAGCAACGCCGGAACGGTGATGGTCGGACCTGCGAGGATGAATGTGACGACAAGCACGACGATGATGCGGCCTGGGTTCGGGCAGAACGTGGTGACGAGCTTGTTGCTGCGTCCCAATGCCTTGCAGATGCCTCCTGCGATGAGCCCCAAAGCGAGAATAACCGCCGCCGCGGCTCCCACCTTGGTGATGACCTGTCCGGCGGTCGAGTTGAGGATGCCGTCGAACAGTGCGTGATAGCTTCCGACAAGGTTGCTGGAAGCGGCGATGGTAATGGTGTCACCCATAATTGGATTCCCTTCGGTGTATGTCTGAAGGAACCCTCCTGCGGTTTTTGATTTTACCAGCGCAACATGTTGATTTTGAATTTTTTTCTGTGTTTACCGAATTTGGAAGCGCCTATTCCAAGATACGACGGTATTTTACGTCGAAGTCCTTGACCTTGACGATGAACGCCGGTTGGATCTGCTCCGCGTCTCGGGTGCGTACTGCGGCATGGTATTTCGGCAGATTGGCGACCGCCCCAGAAGTCCAGCCGTCCATTCCCTCGTTGTCGGTCAGGCGGGCGGCGGTGAGCGACGCGATACGTGGGATTGCGGTGTTGTAGGAGATGAACGTCGTGTATCCGAGGAACGAGTCCAAGAGCACGTCGGACAATTGCGTCGGATATTGGGTGGCGAACACGAGGATAAGTCCGAAGCTTCGTCCCTGTTCTCGCAGGTTCTGCAGCACATCGTCGGAACCGTTGGATAGGAGGCTGAGCTCGTCGCAGACAAGCATGGTGTGCTTGCCGGCGACCGCCCAGTCCTTGCAGTGGGCGAATACCGTGTTCCAGAACCGGTAGAGAATCCACGATCCTAGAATCTTGTCCATGAGTTCCGGCAAAGCGTGCCCGTTGTGTGGTGCGAGCACAATGTGGTAGTCGCCGGGATGGTCGAGTATCCATTCCCATGTGACGGTGCTGCGTCGCGGGGTGAACATGTGGTCGATGGCGAGGAACTGGTTGACCTTGTTGACCGAGGCGTTGGTGCGCTGCAGTATTTCACGATCGCTTCTTGCCGCCTGTCCTTTCTGGTCGGGACGCCCGTAGAGCTGTTCCGCCGCACGTGATGCGTAGACGAGATCCATCCGCAACGGATTGTCATCCTTCAATTCCAAAGCCAATGCGCGGCATACTTGTCCCAATGCCCTGGCGGAACCGGCTTGTCCGTCGGAGCCGCAGAGTGCCACCACGGCCCAGCCGATGGGAGATCCTTGCTGTTGCAGTTGTTCGGCTCCCGGATACTGTTTTTCCAACTGATGGCAGCGGCGGAGAATGTCGCCGGGACGCTGCTGGTCGTATCTGCTGGCGGCGACTCCGATGGTCATTGCCTGCGTGATGATGTTCTGCGAATCGTTCTGTATGTCACCGGGGTTGAACGAGTATCGCATGGTTTTCGCGACGCTCTCCGCGGTCTCTTTCGCGTTCCTGTTCTCGTGCATGCCGAGCATGTCAAGTCCGACGCTTGACGGGTCGGTGAGATAAATGACTCGGGACTTGTCGGTTATGCCTTGATCCTTTTTATAGGCGTCGAGCAGTTCCACTCCGGTATCATCCTTCATCCAGAAATGAATGAGCCGTGAATCGGTCCCCCATACCTTGGGACTGGTGTCCGCCCTGTGTTTGATGGCCCATTGGCTGATGCCATGGGTGAGTACGGTCTTGCCCGAACCGGCTTCGCCGCTGATGGCGATGCCTCCGAACAGTTGGGTCGGATCCAAGTATCCGGAGCGTCCGCTGTCATCCACGCCAAGGAACACTCCCCCATGGGACAACGGTTCCGGCACGGCATGCAGTTCCTGCTTGACCGCCGTGGACTTCTGTATCGGCACGAACAGGGCGGTCGTGGTCATCGGACTGAATATGAGCGTGGTGCGCTGCGGACCGTATCCGGTGGCGAACACCCGCTTGTCTTTCACACCGAGCTTGGTTTCCGTGTCACTGACGTTCGCCTTGCGTTTGCGACGGAGCCACCAATAGCGGCGCGGACATTGCAGAATGTCATCCCACAACGTGTTCTGCCACCACCGCAATCCCATACCCACGGAAATGACAAGTGGGACAATCCACGCCCACACCGGTACCGGCAGCAGCATCAGACTGAAGTAGACGAACAAACCCAAACATGCGAACTTGTAGTGCGGTGGAACACGGAAGTACATTCGAGTGCTTCGATCGTCGGCGAGCAATGCCTTCGCATTTCCGGAAAGCAGTCCACTCAACAGCCATGGGACGAACAGCATCACCAGGCTGAAGCCCGCAAGCCAGAAGTATGTCTGCATACGTATCGGAGTGACGATACTGAGCAGCACGGTCAGGAGCGTGACCGCGATTGCAGCCAGGAATCCTCCGAGCCTCGGATGGCTCGGATGACTGCTCATGTTCGACAGCAACGGGAACACGGCTTGCCCAACCCGTTGCGCGAACAGATTGTTCTGCCGGGAGTCCGCGCATCCAACGGTGACTCTCGCGCACAATGTGTGCGCCGCGACAAGTTCGTTGCCATCCTCGACGGTGGAATGCTCGTCGGCCACCCAGTCACGGATGCGCATCTGTTCGAAGTACCCCTGTTTGCGGAGCGTGACACTCACATAACTATCCGGCGGCATGGAAGCTTCGACGCTTTTGCGTATGCCGCTTGCATCGGTACGCATCTTCTCCATCGTCGCTTTCGAGTTCAGGCGCGCTCGCCATGGAACCAGTGCGTGCGATGATCTGCGAATCATGTCCGGCAGTTCCGGATCCTCATTGTCGGGAAGAGGACTGATGGCGAATCCTGCGAGTTCGCCGGCCTTGCCGATTCCGTCACCCATGCCATAGATGTATTCCTTCACCGGCTCGTTTCCTCTTTTGACCAGCAGCAGGGTGCAGTCATCGAGATTGCCGGGAACATCATCGGCTATGGAACGTAGCTGGTCGGCATCCAATTGTTGGATGCTTCGTGTCACCTCATACCATTGTGGGACTTCGTTCTGTTTCAATTCTCATCTCCTGTCTCGTAGAGCATCGTCAACGGGAACCCTTCCGGAAGTTCGAACGTCGTGATTTTTTCCCGTTCCAATAACTGGTAGAGCCATGTGGTCATGCGTACGGTCGCGTTCTTGTTTTCCAAAGCCCAGCCAAGGTCCGCGTACCCGTCCTTGACGGTGCTTTGGTCGCCGATGGTCTCGCGCATGTGACGGATTGTTTTCAACGCGATGTATTTGGACTGGTTGAACATGATCGCGTCCAACTGCCATAGTCTGATTTTTTTCAAAGCTGGATTGTGTTGCATGTTGACCATGAGGAACGGTATGACAAGCGAACGCTGACCGGTCGTGCAAAGATCCTGCACTTTCTGCAGCACCCGGTACCGTTCGCGTTTCGCCTCCTCCAAACGCTGCTGGTTGGATGCGAAGTTGTCAGGCAAGCTCACTGCTGTCACCTCCGATGTATCCATAGAAGCCGCCGCGATACGCTTCCGGTTTCTCCCATGCGTTGACATCCCAACCCCAATTGCGTTTGATCGCTTCGGTCATGACGCTCCAACCCCAGTCGCGGATTGCGGAAATTGGGCGCGTGCTTGGGGTGAACTGTTTCCAATACGGTGCGAACATGTTCTGCTTGTTGCCGAGCATGTCCGTGTATGCTCCGAGTTGTTCGGTTGGTTTTCCGTCTGGCGTGAACCATTCCTCCCATAAGGCGAATCCCATTCGTGAGGCGACGGTCGGGTTTCCGACGAGCATTTCGCTAGCATGGCTTGCGGTTTCGATGATGTTGGTCAACGCGGGGTATCGTCCTTGGCTGGTGTCCTTGATGAGCAGCCATATGCACATGAGTCCGCGTCTGCTCATTGGAGAGTATGCGAGGAGTTTCGACCAGTTGGAGATTTTCTGGCTCATGTTGTTCGTGTGCACCTGCACTTCGATTCCTGTGAGCACGCTGTCGGAAGTCAATGCGACGAGATCGGTGGAACAGTTGTGCGGCAGTCCCGCCTCTCCCACTGCCTGTGGGTCGATGAGTCGGAACGCTCCCCAACCGTCGCCGCCGATGATTCTAATGTTCTTGTTCTCCGCGAGGCTGAGTCCGACGTGCGCCGCGTACGTGTTGTGCCGCACGTGGCGTCGCATTCCGATGAGTTGTTTGTCGGCGAGCATTCGCCTCAACCATGTTGCCGAATTGTAGAGCGCCAATGTTTTGCGGATGAGTTTCTTGTCGGAGCTTAACGACACCCACGCTTGATTGACTTCCATACCGGAGAATCTTTCGTATGGGCTGAATCCGATGTCGATGGCACCCAACCGGCAGAGCGCGCCGTACAGGTTCGGTTCGTCACGATGGAATTCCGGAGCGCCTTTCACGGATAGTCCGGCGCGCAGCTGGTCGATGGTGCAGACCCTCCATGAGAGCAGTGCGCCGATGATGCTGGTGACGAGTTCACCGTTCGCCCGTATCATGCTTTCCGCAAACAGACGGTTGGCGACAAGCCACTGGTGTCGTTGCGCCAGCACTCCCGGATGTTCGTCTGTGGCGACGATGCTGCCACGAATCCAGTCGGCGTCACTGCCCATCTTCCAGAGTTCCGAATCGTCAGGATTGGGTGCGATGGAAAGGTCTAACATCAGCGGAACCATCCTTTCTTCTTCGGTTTCGGCGCATACTTCGCCGGGGTGAAACCATGATTGGGCAGCACCCATTCGAGAATTTTTTCTCGCACGAAATCAAGTTTCGGATCAGACCAGTTGGATTCGCCTGCGGCTATCCGATTGCTGGTTTGCGTACTCTGGTATTCGGTTCCCAGGAACAATCCGTAGCGCGTATAGTCGAGCGTCTGATAGTTCTGCAATCCTTCCGGAACCGTGTCCTTGATGCCGATGCATTCGCGCGGGAGACCGTATCTCGGGAATGCGCTGAGCAGGTTCAAGGCATCCCCTTGTGTTTGTCTCCCGGCTTTGACGATGACCAGGCATGTGTCTCCGGCCAGCACGTATGGCACGACCATCCCCCCGGCCGCGGTGTCTCGGTCGGACAGATCGTCGGCGCTGATTCGGTCGAGGTCGAGCACCACGAAGTCCCATTTCTTTCGGGCTTCCTCGATGTATTTCCGGTAGTGTTCCCATGTGACGGTGATGCCTGCCGGCGGAGCGAATGAGAGGTCGTATCCGACGTTGAGCATGCGTCCGGGATTGGCTCCACGTTGCGGAGGCATGCCCGGCTGCCAGTCGGCTATCGTACGTACTCGCATGTTATGCGCCGGGTCGAAGAACGAGCGTTGTGAGGACTGTCGCATGTTTCCGTCGATGAGCAGCGCATGCAGTTTCATTTCCGCCGCCCTCTCGCACAATCGTCTGGAGGATACGGTCTTGCCAACGCCGCCGGTGTTGGATGTGACGATGATCATTGGAGCCATCTGCCGTGTCCGGCCGAGCATGATTTCCCCGATCAGTCTCTTGTCGATGACCTCTATGCCCCAGAACTCCTTGATGAAATCGGTGACGCTCCGGTTGAGCAGGTATGAGGGGAAGGATTGTGTTCCGACTGGTATCTGACCGGTGTCCGCCCAGTAGATTTTCCACCCCATGTCTGCCAGCGGAAGCCAGTTTCCGGGCATGTTGGTGAAGATGGTTCCATGCTGGCCGGGCTTCAATGGATGCTGTTTGAGGAAGTCGGATTGGGCGGCGAAATCCTCGCTTGCGGGTATCCGCCAACGTCTCATCGGCACCCTGTCTCGAAGCACGTCAAGCAGTCCGCCTTGTCCGATTATGAGACTTGCCATCGTTTTCCTCGCTTTTTCGGCCTTGTTTTTTGCTTGTTCCGGCGTTTGTGCTCGGAAAGTCACGGTTTCTAGACGTATTCGACTGATTTAGATTTATTGATTGTTTTTGTTTTGTCTGTTTTGCATTCTGTTTTTTTCAATCTCTACGTCTGTTCATTTCTTGATATTACGCTACCCTACGGTATTAACGCTTTATTCTTCGCAATTAACATACTCGTTCTTTTGTTGTTGTTTGGTTCTGCTTTCTCTTAGTTGGGGCTTGTTCTTTGTTGGCGTAGCTATTAGAGGTTTGCTCTCGGTAGATTTGCGTAGGGTGACGCGTTGCTGCTGTGATGCTAGGTGCTGTGTGACTATTGATTGCTCGTCGTTGGTTGGTGAGTGATGGTGGTTTCTGTGTGGCGGTTGCTTTTTCTTTCTTTGTTTACTTCTTGTTTTTTTTGGGGATTGACTTCGTTGTGTGATTCTTTGCTCTTCTGTTTTTTTAATATTCATGTTTCTTTGGCTCTTTCTTTCCTTTTTTCTTCTGTGGGCTTCTTGTGTTTTTTTCTGCTGGTTTTTCCTGTTCCACTGGAAGCCATTGCCATCGGGGCGCGGGCGGCGCGAAAAGTTCAGACTTTTCCTGATGATTCCGGAAAACTTCGGCTAGAGTCTTGATTGTCAGTTCGGTATACACCGATTTTTTTTCACAAATAACGGAGGAGTGAAAATGCCAGATTTCCCATGGAACAACAATTTCGACAACAACACCGTCGATCGGACTGAGCCGGCACCGGACGCGAACCGGAGCGTTGAACCGGAAACGGTTCCTGCGGCTGCCAATGATGTCACGGAACCGGTCGCCGAGGAGAACACCAAGGCAGCCAAGACCGCGCGCCGGAAGCCATCGCGCAAGACGAGCGATTTCCCCCACCTCGATGCCAGCGCTTACGAGAAAATCAAGGAGATGCTTGACATGCTCTCCGATTCGCGTACCGCAAGCGTCGCAAAGACCCTGTGCGAAACCAACAAGTCGGATGCGGCCACGCTGCTGGCGTTGCTGACCGAAACGAAGAACCGCAAGAAGATCGAGAAGTTCGCCAAGTTCACCAACGAGCTTGACAATGCCCAACCGTCCGACTTGAAGATGCGTCTCGCTTTCGCGTTCATGGAGGACAAGTCGTTGTCCAAGACGCTGTTCGCCGTGCTGAACGCCGCTGAACCTGAGCGCGGTTTCGGTCGGGCTACCGGCGACGCGATGAAGGATGTGACCGCCATCGCCGAACATTGGGGCGACGGTGTTGACTTGGGCATCGTCGAGAAGCTGAAAATCTGATCGGGGTTGCCTCTTGCATACGAACGAGGGGATGGTTTTTTAGCCATCCCCTCATTCGTATTTGTTTCGCTCAGTCAAGCTGCCGAACCAGTTGCATCGTTCCTATCACTTCGACGTCGGTCCTAAACGGACAAATGACTATGTAGTTCTCCGTCAGCGAGAAGTTCCATGATTCCTGGCTGAAGTTGAGCACTTCCAAAGTGTCTATGAGTTTCGCAGGCGATTGGCTTGTCGTTCCGGTTGATTGGAGGATGACAGGTAGATCGTCACGGCTGATGGCCAGTCGTTGTTCTTCCGGTGTGTAGAGGGCGGCCAGCACCAGAATCTCGGCGGCGACTGATCTTCCACGGAGTTTCGGAAGAGCTGATAGCGGCAGCGTCTTCGGATTCCTCTTCATCATCTTCTCGTATTCGGCGGTGAACACGATGGTCTTGTTGCTCCATCTTTCACCGGTTTTGATGGTCGTACTTTTGATTGGATGAATCTCTTTGCCGTATTTGTTGGTGAAGGTCAGGTCACGGTATTCGAGGATGGTTCTGATAAGGTCTTCGTATCCGGATCCGCCGGTTAGCAGTTTCGCACGGTTGGCCGCTTGTCTGAAGTCGCGGCCTATGGTGAGGGTTCTGGTCTTGGGGTCGTAGTCCTTGGTCTTTATGTTCACGGCGGTGGTGAAAAGAAGGCTGAGGACGCGTGGCACTCTGCCTGACAGTTTATGTTCCACCCCTGGCTGGTTCCTCATTGGCAGGAAAAAGGGGTAGGCTTCCGCCGTCACGTATAGTGTGCTGAAAGATTCCGGACTGTCGATGTCGCTGATGGGTTCCAACGTCAGTTCGAGTAATTCGTTCTTCATGTCGTTTCCCTTTTTTCTGAATTCAACGGTTTTTATGTTTATATGTTGATTTTAACCGTGAATTGCGAAAGACATGCCAACATATCCAGTATCGCACGAAGCTTCGTTGCTTACACAAAACGGAACAATGATCAACACCTTTCGGAGGTATCCTCCTGCATGTACTTCAGCTGATAATGGATTCGAGCCGATACCGTCTTGGGATCCAGACGATCATGAGACCAACGCGCCATCGTGATGTAGATGCGGCACGCCGGATCGGAAAACGCGACATCGCTGACACGCCAAGAGTTCTGATCTCCGGATTGTTTGTCAGTTTTACGCAAGAGCCACCACCACGATTCTCAACCGGAAAAAACACAAGGATGGAAGTCAGCTTGACTGCCACTTCTTCTTCAGTCCGGGGAACGTCACCAGCATGGAGTCCGCCGCCTCGCGGATCCACCCGTTGTTGCACAGCGTCCAGATTCGAGTCACCGGCAACGCGTTGTTGATTTTCTTCAACTGTTCCGCGGTCATGAGCTTCGCCGTCGCGGCGGTCGCCTTGTCTATCGCCTTGTCGGGTGAGATGTTCCCCTGTTTCTTGTCCACGGCGATACGGGTGAGGGTCGAATGCAGCCGGCTTAGTCTTTGAAGTTCCTTGCCGTCGGGGTGATAGACACGGGACTGCCGCGCGTCGATACTTTTCCTGCTCATGGGATACGCCTCTTATCGGCTGAGGATGCTGAGTCCGATGGACTGGCCCGCATACAGCTGGCGGTCGCTGCTGACCATGGTCTCGTCATATCCGTCCGCCCGCAGATTGCTTTCCCGTTGGTCGAGGTCCGGCTGGAAGTTGCGGCTCTTGGGCGGGATGCTCTGCATCATTGCGCCGCTGTTGAACCGGCATACGTCCCTGTCGGCTTCCTCGCTGGAGATCATGATGTCGATGTTGTTGAGCAGGCGCATGACCGCCTCATCGTGCGCGATGGTGCCGAGCCCGATGTTGCGGACGAATGCCGACTTGGTATCCAATAGGAAGTCGATGTGACTGTCGATGTATTCGATCCGGTCTTCGTCTTTGATTGGGTTTTGGGGTTGCGTTTGCGTTGGCATGATGCATTCTCCGTTTTCGCAATTAACGGTTTCCGTTCAATCGACTTATCGTCTGCTGAGACAACGGTCTTTTGTTGCCTTGGACGGTGTCAGGTCGTATCAGACGTTGCGGTTATTGCGTTTTCCTGTTTTGTTTTATGTGGACGTTTTCACTGTAACGCGACACTCCGATTTTGCCCCCTACCCCCATCTTCACAGATATATGTTATATTGAATGAGTCCACATAAAAAGAGAAAAAAAGGAAACGCCAGCATGGCAGAAAACGCCACACGGTTCTGGCGGACCATGACCTTCAGACAACTGAACGGCAGACGGGTCCGCCTCACCGCACATAACGGGGAACTCATCCTTGAAATCAAACTCGCGCCCGGATTCGGCCGTTCCCTCGGATCCCGCCAGAACCTCATCGCCGGCATGAAATTCGGCGAACTGTTCCACGAAGGCCACGACGGATTCATGGAACTCTCACGGCAGAACGCCGATATCGAAATCGAACTGCTCCCCGACAAGCCGACATACGAAACCATCACCGACCGCGACGAAATCCGCGAGGGGGACATCGCAGTCGCCAAGGACGGCAACCATTATCCGATCCTCGGTGCGAACGACGGCCGTATCACCATCGATGTATACGGGCAAAGCATCACCCTCAGCCGTGAAAACTTCGACCACTCGCTGCGCCCGAAGCTCCAGCTCCCAGATCACCCCGGACTGTGGAGAGACGGCGAAGACAACCTGTACGAGGCTTGGAAGGCCAACAGCGGTATTCTCTTCCTCCGACAGTCCAGAAGAAACGGACACTGGATCAGCGGAGACGTGATACCCATCGACAGGGCGCTCGAAGGAGAGGATTCGGTCACATTGGCGGAGCTTGCCAAACAATCCCCGTTCACTGAAATCGAGGTGAACATCTGATGAGGTACAAGAAAGGAGACCCGTTCGCGGCGCTTCGCCTGAACGAACGCAAACAACCCACGGAGACCATCGGCATAGAACTGAACGCCGCGGCAAAAGCCCTCTACCGGCTCGAATGCAAACGCTGTTACGGAAACCTTCTGGACTTCGACAAACTACCCGAACGAATCCGAAAACACTACACCAACAGCGCCTTTGAAGTGTTGGCCCATGCGAGGGAAGAACGGCATGCATCACAGTGACGGACCCCACGCTTCAGATCAAGTGGATACCGACGGATGGGCGGAGGAGCTGCTGCAGGAAATCGAGCGCTACCAGAATCCGGATTCATGCATTGACTTTTGACAAGGGGAAAACATGAACATCTATTTCATACAGGAAAAGACGGCCTCCGGCTGGAAACCCGTCGCCCGTCGATGTCTATCTGCATCGTTTACGCGCAGGCATCTTGCCAAGACCATGGTCAGACGGTACGTGAAAAGGCATGACGAGCTTGATGCGAATTCGTTTCGAGTTTTGAAGCTGAGCGTCCAGTGACCGCAATCCAGATCGACATCAGCGAAGACATCAGCCGACTGGACATTCCCAGCAAAGCCGACGCAAAGACACTCACCCTCATGCGTGTGGGCGCCATGCGGGGAATAAGTTTCTACATCTCCCCCGCGGGCCAAACGTTGAACGAGACCACGAACGGAACATCCGTGACGAACATCAGCGACCTGATCACGCTTCGGTCATTCATCGACGAAACCATCGAAAAGGAAAAAGGACAACGGATTTGAAGGGACAAGCGAAAAAGGCAGCCTTCGATTATTGCGAGCAGCTGCGAATCCGGAACATTCTCACCATGCTCGACATGAACGCGAGAGGCGAACTCACCGTATTTGAACGTCGAGACCTGTACGCCGCTTTGGACAACGAGCGAACCCGCACCGCATTGAGGATTGATTAGGAAGAAAACATGCTACCGCGATCAATCAGTCTCGACAAGAAGACCATCGACTATCTTCTCACGCTGCCGAAGGTAGTGAAGAACGTGAGCTCCAACGGCGAAAAAATCTACTACACTTCCGAGTTCCGAGAATATGCCATCGCCCGATATGAGAGCGGAGACAGCCCCTCGGTGATTTTCCGCGATAGAGGAATCGGCCCGGAAATCATCGGCTACAAGCGTGTGGAAAGATGCATCGCACGATGGTGTCAGTGCGAGGAGACCCTGACCACAGCGGAGCGCAGGCAAAAACGGATTGCCTGGATCGAACGGGAAATCGCATCACTGCGTCGGCAAGAGGCGGAACTGAAGCGTCTCCAACAGGATTCGGAGGCGGATCGGTGAGCGACATCTTCAACCAGGAACCACCGCACAAGGATGATGCGGAACGCACCGTACTCGGAGCTATGCTCCAATCACGCGACGCCGTTGACGAAGCACGGCAGAAGCTCACCGAAAACGACTTCTACCAGCCGAATCATCGAACCATCTGGCAGACCATCTGCGAGCTGAACGACAAGCACGGCAACGTGGATGTCACCCTGCTGTGCAGCACGTTGAACGAACGCAAGATGCTTGACCGTGTGGGCGGCATCGACTACGTGTCGAAGCTCGTGGATTCGGCACCCACCACTTCCAACGTCAGCGTGTATGCGGGCATGGTCAAGGACACGGCTAAGCGCCGCGACATCGTGCGCATCGGCACCAAGATCACGCAGCTTGGCTACACGCCCGACGCGGAAACCGACAGCATCATCGGCGCGGCATTGGATGAGGCGTTCCACATCGGGGACGATGATTCAAGCACTGACTACCGGGATATCTACACGGTGTCCACGGACATGCTCGATCATCTCGACAAGATCGCGAAGGGTGAAATCGAGGAGGGTGTTCACACCGGGTTCCGTGACATCGATGATGTGACGCACGGTTTGCAACCCGGACAGATGATCGTGGTGGCCGGCCGACCCGCAATGGGCAAGTCCACGTTGGGAATGGACTTCGCAAGGCATGCGGCAATCCACGACAACATGTGCTCGGTCGTGTTCAGTCTGGAGATGAGCCGCGAGGAAATCGCGCAACGCCTGTTCGCCGCCGAAACGAACATTCCGTTGAACGTGTTCCGCGATCCGACGCAGATGACCGACGAACGTTGGGATGCGGTCAACGACCTGTGGAAGAAGCTCGAGGAGAAGCCGCTGTATATCGACGATTCCGCGAATCTGAAAATCCCGGACATTCGAGCCAAATGCCGCAGGTTGAAGGAAACCAAGGATTTGAAGCTCGTGGTCGTCGACTACCTGCAATTGATGTCCAGCGGACGGATGACCGAGAACCGTCAGCAGGAGGTCAGTGATTTCAGCCGCCAGTTCAAACTGTTGGCGAAAGAACTGCAAGTGCCGGTCGTGATTCTTAGCCAGTTGAACCGCAACGTGGAAATGCGCGCCGACAAGGTGCCGCAGATGAGCGACCTACGCGAATCCGGTTCCATCGAACAGGATGCCGACGTGGTGTTCCTCGTGCATCGTCCCGACGCATACGACAAGGAAGACCGTCCCGGTGAGGCCGACATCATCATGGCCAAGCATCGCAACGGTCCGACCGAAACATTCCATCTCGCATTCCTCGGACGCAACAGCAAGTTCAAGGACATGCCACAGGACTATACGGCCGGAATCTAATCCGCAGGAGAAAAGGAAACTGATTATGGAAGAGAAAATCACCGCCAAGGTGGAAACCATCACCCCGGACATAGCGAAGACCATGCTCGGCGAAAACGTCAACAACCGGCGTATCAGCCGCGACAACGTGAATATGTTCGCTCGCGAAATGCGCAACGGCGAATGGCGGTTCAACGGTGAGGCCATCAAATTCGGCAAAGACGGATGCCTGTTGGACGGCCAGCATCGACTGCTCGCCGTCATCGCCGCCGACAAGCCGTTGACCACGCTCGTGATCCGAGGGTTGGAGGACGAAACCCAGCAGACTATGGACAGCGGCAAAACCCGCACCCTGGGCGACGTGCTCACGCTTCGCGGTGAAAAGAACTCCACTCAGCTCGCTTCACTGGCGCGCGCCGTATATCTGGCCGACCAGCTGGGCATGGAAGCCGCCGCACAAAACGATCTGAAACCCACGCGCGGGGAAATCATCGCGTTCATCGACCAGACGCCGCAACTGGCCGACGTGCTCGCCGCCAGCCGTGCGTTCCGCAGCCAATCCGGTGACATGCTGACCAGCAGCATGTTCGCCTCGCTCTGGTGGACGTTCGCGCACATCGACACCGATGCGGCCAACCGGTTCTTCATAAGCCTCGTCAGCGGCGCGAACCTGCAAGCCGACGATCCGATCCTCATACTGCGCAACACGTTGATGTCCCAGCCTCACAAGGCGGGACGTTCCACACGCGACAACCGTGTACGCATCGCCGCCTTGACCATCAAGGTGTGGAACAAGTGGCGTAAGGGCAAGCCTCTCCGCCAGTTGAAGTTCTCGGCCGGCGAATCGTTCCCCACGCCGCACTGACCGGTTATCCACAATCCACAACAACTGTCCACATAAAAAACAAAAAAGGAGCCATCATGGCATACAACAAGCGCTACCGCGTCACCCACACGTTCGAGAACGGAAGCCGATTCATCGGCAACATCGGAGTAAAAAACAACACCCCGAACTTCCCGGAAAACATCGACGGCCGCATGATCATCGAAGTCATCAACGGACGATTCCAAGGCGTATTCAAGCTCGCCAACAGAACCATCGGCCGCGTATACGGTGCAGTAATTCCGCCACAACCGGAAAACTGGATCTTCGACCCGCAAGGCGCATACAAGTATCTGCGCAACGAACTGGGCCCGAACGTGGAACTGCCGCGCACCGAGCTTGATATCGCACCCAACCGCGACCCGCAGTACGACAGCATCACCAGCGACGGCATCCCGGCCGACACAAGCCTGCTGCAGCTCATCGCCTGACCGGAGCGGCATATGGCACAGATACCATCCGGATTCACGTTCAACGACGACATCACCGAAGACGCCAGCGAGAAATTCCCGCCACCCTCATTGGATTCCACCGGCATCAACTGGAATGATGCCGGCAGCGTGTACGACGCGGTCCAACAGGTCAGCGAACGGTTCAAACAGGCGTTCGCCGACCTCATCGACCAGTCCGCAAAAGGAACCGACGGCAGCGTGGAATCACGACTGATCTACACCATCGCCGCCTACAGTGCCATGAACGACCTGCATGACATGACCGTCCCCATCTTCTCCAGCACGCTGATGAACCAGCATCCCGACTGGGTGCCGGTCATCAACGGCTGCGAAAGCAACGAGGAACTGATGGAAACGTGGCCGGACGTGAAAACCATCCACGACGCGCAAATCCAAGCGAACAAAACCGGCAAACCCGTACAAGTCCACTTGGAGGACGCGGACGTGGACGCCATCATCTCCAACCAGCCGGTACAGGAGGAGGATTTCCATGCAGAACGAGCAGCCTGACAAAAAAGATCGATTCGTGTATGTTCTCTTCGGCTCGACTATCGTCTTCGTGGTGGCTGTGTTGACTTGCGTTCTCGTTTGGAATCTCGCTCATCCGGAGGAAGTGTCGGATAATGTCGGAAAAGTGGCAACGATGCGTGAAAAGGCGTCAGCAGCGGACAAAGAAGAGGCATGGTCCACCACGACTATAGGACCCTACACCATTCAGTTGAAAGACAAAAAAGTAGTGGATTGCGTAGGTGCAGCCTTGCAGACCTATAGCAGTACAAATGTTGTGCCAACTTGTGATTGGGACAACCCAAGACAGCTGACCCCTAATGAGAAAGCCAACAGACAAGCCACATACGTGACGCTGGGAGATGGTGAACAGGTTCCTTGCGAGGGCAGCAACAGTTACATCACGTGCGGTTGGAATCTGAAAGGCAAGCAATGAGTTTTGTTGCGCTTGCCGTGCATGTGCTGCTGTTGATGCTCGTCTGCTGGATGGGAGCCGAAACACTGGCATCCGACGACCGGCTGGCACGCCAAGTGTTCGGCAAGCTCAGCGTATTGTTCGGCATGTATGCGCTGATGTGTTTGATCATTGACGTATCCAATTTGGTTCGCGGGCATGCACCGTTGATCAGCCTGCCAGCCAGCGGCATCATGTCGTGTGGTGCGGTTTGGTACGCGATTCGATATATCGGCGGATACGGAAGGAACTAG